CCCCCCCGCACGAGACGGAGACGATCCATGGACGCGAAGACGAAGGAACTGCTGCCGTGCCCGTTCTGTGGCACAGACCCCGGCGAGGACGATGCCAACGATGGCAACGGCGGGTCCTATTGGTCGATCGTGTGCGACAACTGTGGCGCCACTATCGAGTGCAGCTCTGACAGCTACGACTATGACGCCGCACGCCAAGACGCTGCCGCCGCATGGAACCGCCGCGCCGCCCCCCAGCCCGCCGCATCCGACGTGCCCCATGACGTGGTGCGGGCTGCGCAGATGTTACTGTGGTTCCGCGACAAAGGCATGGAAACGACCGCTGATGAGGCTTGGGCGGCATTGCGTGACGCCCTCGCCACCCCCGCCCCATCCACCTCGACAGAGGGGCTGGCAAAGCACATGCCGAGCCGCGAACGGATGATGGAGAAGATTGCCGCAGACCCCGACGATGCATCGTGTGAGGCCGGCAGCTTCGCCTGCCTTGACCCGTCCTCGACAGAGGAAGCGCTGAGGGCAGAGAACGCGCGGCTTCGCCAGAAGCTGGAGTTCTATGCGAACCCCGAGGTCTATCGACCTCACCCCCACGGCCTAGCCTTTGATGATCGCGACCTGAGCTACATCGCTCGCGCCGCCCTCTCCGAACCCCGCTGAACGCCAGAGGAAGGAATCCGACCATGGCACAGGAACAGCGGCTCTATCGCGGCTTTCCCGATCAGGCCGCCTACTACGACTGGAAGCGGCGCCATGAGGCCGACCTGATCGACGCCGAACGCGATGGCTCCGCAGAACGGGAGCGCCAACGCGAAGACGCAGCACGGTTCAACGCCCTGCCGTCTCTGGACCAGATCGAGCGCCGCCACGGCAAGGCCGCTCGCGACCGCATCGCAGCCCTGAACCTTCCCCAGCACCGCGCGGATTTCGCGCAAGCAGCGGAGTAGCGCCACCATGGACGATTTCGACTTCATTCGCGAGACCATGCGCGCCATCGGCGAACAGTCTCTGAGCATAGCACAGGAAGCGGCGATCATGGCCGCGCCGGCAGTCACCGCGCCGATCATCGATGACGTGGATCAGGCTCTGCATCGGCACGCGATCGTCAGGGAGACGCTCAAGGCATTCGGCCGCCAGGACGAAGAATGGCGCGACATCTACAGCACCGTCTGGATCGCCTGCCGCAACATCAAGGAGGGCTGGGATCAGGTCACTCCGTACGCAGACATCAACCGCGCAGAGGCCGTCCTACGGGATGCCGAGATGCGCGAACGGAGGGCAGCATGAGCGACCTGTCGAAGCTGAGCAATGCGGAACTATCTGCGCTTCTGGAAAGCTGCTCACAGTCTGCCGACTTCCACGCGATGGGGCATATTGCGCCGGCCATCCGCGAAGCCGCCTCTCGCCTCCAGGCACCGGCAGTAGCCGAGGAACCGGTGGCGTGGGCGCGGAAATGGTTCGTCGAGGGTGAGAAGCCCTACAAAGCTCGGAATGAAAACGGGCGAATGGCTTGGGTCAAGAAGTTCACCTTCAGGGAAGTCACCGCTTCCAAAGTCTTCGCCGACGACGTTCCGCTGTACTGCTCCTCCGCTCGCCGCACTGGAGGCTCCGAATGAGCGCCGAGGACATCAGCCTCGCCGAACAGCGCGACGAGCTGAAGCTGATCGGCATCGAGCGGGCGGCGCACGTCGCCAACATTCGCCGCGCGGGAAGGCTTGCGGAAGCTGACTTGGCCGCATCCCGGCTGCCGAAGCTCCGCGCCGCCTACGCCACCATCCAGAACATGGTCAAGGAAGGATCATAGCATGTCGAACGCTGTTGCACACCACGAGCCCGAAGACCTGCGGGCACAGAACACTTCCATGGTCTCGATGATCGAGCGCATCGTCATGGACCCTTCCGTGCCGATCGACCGCCTCAAGGAAATGCTCACGATGAAGGAGCGCATGGAGGACCGTGCTCGCGAGGACGAGGACCGGCAGGCCAAGAAGGCGTATTTCGCCGCCATGTCGCAGTGCCAGTCCGAACTGCCAGTCGTCACCAAGACGCAGAAGAACAGCCACACCAACTCGAAATACGCCGACCTTGCGGCGATCGAAACGCAGGCGATGCCGATCATCCACCGGCATGGCTTCGCGGTCTCGTTCCAGCCGGACGGATACAACGACAAAGGCGAGCTTCGCATCCTCTGGGAGATTTCCCACGCTGGGGGACACTGCCGCAATGGCGTCGGCGAGATCCCCGTGGACGGAGCCGGGTCGCAGGGCAAGGTCAACAAGACAGGCACGCAGGCTTTCGGCAGTACGGCCACCTATGGCCGCCGCTATCTTCTCTGCATGCTGTTCAACATCAGCACCGGCGAGGATGACGACGGCAACAAGCCGAAAGAGCCCGTGAAGAAGATCACCGATGAGCAGGTGATGGAACTCCGCGACCTGATCCTGAGCGTCGAGGCCGACGAGAAGAAGCTGCTCGCCTACATCAAGCTCGACAGCCTCAACGACATTGCCGCCGACCGCTTCGATGACGTGGTCGCAGTCGTCAACCGCAAGCGGAAGGGCTGATCATGGAATGGCGTCCAATCCACGGTTTCGAAGGATATTACGAGATCTCCGACGAGGGCTCAGTGCGTGGTCTCACGCGCACCCTATCCGACGGGCGCCTGCATCGAGGTGCCCCCCTGGCGGTCAAGACTAGCAAGTCCGGGCACAAGAGCGTCCGGCTTTGCAAGGCAGGAGCGCATCATTGGAAAGGTGTTCACTGCCTTGTCCTAGAGGCTTTCGTCGGCCCCTGTCCCGACGGGATGGAAGGCGCCCACAACAACGGTGACGCAACAGACAACAGGTTGGCGAACCTTCGCTGGGACACTCGGAAGGGAAACCACGCCGATAAGCGCCTGCACGGGACGATGGCCGAAGGGGCGCGCAACGGCAATTCGAAGCTGACCCAATCCGACGTGGACCAGATTTTCGGCTTCCGCCAAGAGGGCGAGAACCTGTCTCGCATCGCGGCCAGGTTCGGCGTCACGGCGGCCAACATTTCCAGCATCCTATCCGGCAAGACTTGGAAATCGGGAGGGCGTCCCAATGCAGATATTTGAGCATATTGAACAGGGGAGCGACGAATGGATTGCTGCCCGTCTAGGCATCCCCACGGCCAGCATGTTCAAGGCCATCATGGCAAAGGGCGAGGGCAAGACACGCCGCACCTACTTGCTGAAGCTGGCGGGAGAAATCCTGACCGGGCAGCCCATGGATAACTTTACGAACAAACACATGGAGCGCGGCCACGAGATGGAGGGTGAAGCCCGAGAGCTTTACGCGTTCATGTCCGGCGCGGACGTTTCGCAAGTCGGGTTCATTCGCAGCGGGCAGAAGGGTTGCAGCCCCGATGGCATGATCGGCACGGACGGTCTGCTGGAGATCAAGACTAAGAAGCCCGAGATACTGATCGACGTGCTTCTGAAGGACGAGGTTCCGCCGGAGCACAAGGCTCAGTGTCAGGGCCAGCTATGGGTGGCCGAGCGCGAATGGATCGACTTCGCCGCCTACTGGCCGGGGCTGCCGATCTTCATCAAGCGCATGACCCGCGACGAGGAATACATCGCCAAGGTCGCGACCGCGGTGGACCAGTTCAACGCCGAGTTGGCCGAACTGGTGGAGCGTGTCCGCGCCTACGGCCAGCCGATGCAGGAGGCTGCGTGATGAACGGCGACAACCGCCCTCTGTCCGAACAATTCCGCCTTATCGCCAAGGACTGGTGCGACCTCGACAGCGCGGCCCGCATCCTTGAGGAAACGAAGACGGCGGTCCTCTCCCAGCGCATGAAGGCCCTTGGCGACAAGCCTGCGGCCCATGCCGAGCGCGACGTGAAGGCCTCGCCGGAATGGCACGACTTCATCCAGCGCATGGTGGACGCGCGGTCTGCGGCCAACCTCAAGAAGCTGCAACTCGAATACCTGCGGATGCAGCACTCGGAGCGCCAGAGCTTCGAGGCGACGGCCCGCGCCGAACGGAGGCTGTGATGGTTCTGCACGTGACCGATATCGAGCGAATCCAGCGATACGAACCGGGGTTCAAAACCGCCGACGCTCGCCGCCGTGACCGCATCCGCAAGGCGACGCACGAGGGGTTGCTGCGCGCTGTTGAAGCCGCCGGCAAGTCCGAGGCGTGGAATGAAGGAGATGAGGCAAATGGCTGACCAGCAGAAGGTCAATGTCCACGAGCTGGCCGCGCTGCCATATGGCCACGCCGAGATCGAACTGAAGAAGGCCGGCATGTGGTGCGAGCGCCTTGGCGGCGAAGGCGAGATGAAGAGCTATCGCGTCCGCGTCACCGGTAGCGCTCGGGTGGTCCAGTACGTCACCGTCGAGGCTCGCTCGGAAGAGAAGGCCGAGGACGCAGCGATCGAGGTCGCCGACAAGGATGGTGACTGGGAGATCACCGGCTACGACATCGCAGAGGACGCGGAGGTAATGCCCTAATGGCTAAGCGCGCGTCCCTATCCCGCGTCAAGCGCCTCGCGATCTTCGAAGCACACGGCGGCATCTGCCATCTGTGCGAGCGCAAGATCCAAGCCGGCGAAGCCTGGGAGGTCAGCCACGACCGCCCGCTGGAATTGCTCGGTGCCGACGACGACGAGAACCGCAAGCCGGCGCACAAGTCCTGCCATGCGGTTCAAACGCGAGAGCATGACATCCCGAGGATTGCCAAGGCGAAGCGGCAGAAGATGGCGGCCCTCGGCATCCGCAAACCGTCCACCTTTCCCGGTGGCCGCAACAGCCGTTTCAAGCGCACAATGTCCGGCAAGGTCGTGGACCGCCAGACAGGAATGGAGGTCGGACGATGAGCTCGCCGCGCGCTTATACCCCCGAGACCTTGGCGGTGCGCTGGCAGTGCAGCCCCCGCCATATCCGCAACATGTGCCGATCCGGCGAATTGCCGTCGTTCCGCGTGGGGGGCAAGCTGCTCCGCATCCGGTTCAACGATGTGGAGGACTTCGAATGCCAGACTGGCGCATCACCCGATACCGAGGCAAGTTCGCCCTCACATTCGACGAACTCCAACCTGACGGAACTGCGAAGCGCAGAAGGTTCGGCCTCGAAACCGACGATCGAGCGGAAGCAGAGCGCCGAGCGCCGTCAGCGTTTGCGGCAGTCACTCGCCCTGGCGGGACAACGGTAGCCGAGCTCTGGGACGGATACACCCGCGACCGCGCGGGCCGCGCCGTGCTGGGAACCATGAAGCACACATGGAAGGCGCTGGCGCCGCGGTTCGGAAAGACCGAAGGCGAGCTCGTATCCATCGCGGATTGCCGAGCTCACATCGAGGCGCGGCGAAAGGCCGGGCGTTCGGACGGCACGATCCACACCGAGCTCGGTCACCTCCGCATGGTTCTGAAATGGGCCGAGGCTCATAAGCTGATCGGTCGAGCTCCAGCGATTGAGCGCCCGGCCAAGCCGGAACCGAAAGACGCCTACCTGACGCGCGGCGAAGTCTCCGCGATGATCGCGGCGGCGAACAAGCCGCACATCGTTCTGGCCATCCGCCTTTTGATCGGCACAGGAGCTCGCGTCACCGCCGCGCTAGAGCTCACATGGGACCGTGTCGACTTCGATCGAGGCATGATCCACCTGCGCAATCCATTCGACAAGACGCGGCGCAAGGGGCGCTCGTCAGTGCCAATGAACGGGAAGCTTCGCGCTGCACTCACATCGGCCAAGGCAGGCGCACAGACGCCGTTCGTGATCGAGTGGGCCGGACGCCCGGTCAAATCCATCAAGCGCGGCCTGCGGGCTGCCGCGACCGCCGTAGGGCGCCCCGACGTGTCGGCGCACATGCTTCGGCATTCATCCGCCGTGTGGCTGGCAGAGGACGGGCATTCGATGGACGAGATCGCGCAGTTTCTTGGTCATGGCGACGGCAGGATGACCGCGAAGGTGTATGCTCGGTATTCGCCCGATCACCTCCGCTCGCTCGCCTCGTCGTTGGAATTTTGATGTTTGCGAAGTGCCCTCCGGTTCAATGAACCTCGAAAGGAGAACAAACAGTGCAAATCATGCCGGAAAAGACCAATAGCGAAGCGCCCTTTCCCCAGCAGAGCAGGGGTTTCCATGGGGGGAAAGACGTTGACATCGAAGGGGTCACAGGTTCAATCCCTGTCACGCCCACCATCCGAACCCCTGCAAATCAAGGCTTAGGCCAATCCGGTGCGAAGTGCCCTACAGGTTCACTTGAACCTGACGCACTGATCGAGCGGTGGCGTTCGGCCTTCAAGCGCGCCAATGGCTGGGAAGCACCGAGGGTGTCCTATGCCAATGGCTGGTTCGTGATCGACAGCATTTTCCAGCCCCGGAGACGCCGCGCTAAGCTTGAGCGCATGGCGGAGCGCTTAGAGAGCCGCCAGCCGGCCCCGAGCAGCGGATTATGATACCGCACCGCGGCCCGAGTTCCCTGCGGTTTTCCTCCCAAACGAAGGGCAAAGGTGGTAAGATGTTTCAATGGCATAGCAGCCAAATGCCAACTGCGGGACGCGACCGATGAGCATCATTCAGGTTCTTCGCTGGGTGAAGAAGGCCCAGCGATGGCACGGCGAAGCCAACTCCCGGTTCGGCCACCATTATGAGGACGCTATCCACGAGGGGTTTATCCGCGTCGAGCCATCCGAGGTGTTCATGAACGCCGGGTATCGCGATGTGCGGCAGCGCATCTCACTGACGCCTGCTGGGATGTCTGCCGTCAACGGTGGCACCCCGCAGTCTGGGAATGGATAGAGAGGACGAGATGAGCGAGAAGGACAAGGCCGACCGCGATATGCTGCTGCACGGCGTCGGCGTTATGATGATGACGGCGGATGGGCCGAAGCACATCCCGCTTGACGAGTTCTATGCGAAGCCGGACCCCGACGAAGCGCGGGAATGGCAGCGCAGGTTCGAAGCGACTGCAACCGACACCACGAACGAGTGAAGCCCGCCGCGCTCAATCAAGAGCACGACGGGCTGGGTGGGGATAGGAGATGAGGATGCTGAAGGGTCTTTGGGCGCTAATGACTGGCCTGCGGGGGCACGCAGAAACCGAACGGAAGCGAGAGGCCGAATATGCTGCCTTTGAGCAGGCCCGGCGAGTAGCCGAAGCCACCCTTGAAGCTGAGGGTTTCCGGGTTTGGCTCGCATCTGTCGGGGATTGCCAGCGCCGCGATCTGGTTGAGTTCGCGACGATCCACAGCGAGCACAGGTGGACGATCGATCCGCGCGATCAAGACCCCCTGTTGAACGCCAATGGTCTCTACTGGCGCCCGGTGGAGTATGCCGAGTTCGACGAGCTACCGCCGAAGCGGGCCATCAGCCATTCGCTGCATTGAGCACGACGGGCTGGGTATATCGGCAGTGAGTGACGGCTAGTCGTGCTTCTGGTCTCGGCGCTTCTCCAGTAGCTCGCGAAGGCCGCGGATTTCCTCCACCAGCTCGCGCTTGATCACGTTGAACTGGTCGAACGTCACGAAGTCCCGCGCGGTCGATACCTGATAGTTCTGGAACTTCTCCTTGTGCGTCTCGATCTTGAGATCCACAGCGGCGATCCTCGTCTCGGCAGCGTTGATGCGCTCGTTCAGTTCCTTGTCGAGATGATCGATCTTCTTGGAATTCGCGAGGGACCGGGAGCGCAGGTCAAACCACGACCCCAGCACCGTCGCCATCATGGTCAGGAAGGCCATGACCTGTGGCGCTGTAAAAGACAGATCATCCATTCCGGCGATGGCACTCATGGGGCGGGTCTCGCATTATCATGCCATTAACCACCGGCCCGCATTGTGTACGGAGCCGGCGCCCTCTCTTCAGGGTTTCGGTCAGCGGGTCGGAGGTGCGCCTACACCGCCGGCCCGCGCTTCAGATGGGGGCCGAAGCCAGAGCGATTATGGATATCGCGATGAGCCCAACGACGATGCCCCAGAACATCCATGACAAGACGCTCAAGGCTTGGCCTCTGGCGGTGCCGCGTTTGCCGGCGCAAGGAACGTGCCGATCAGACCGCCGACGAGCGTCGCCAGCATGTCGATCTGCGTTCCGCTAATTGCGCCATCGGGGATGAACTCGTTCGCGACAGCCCATGTGACCAGTGCGCCGATTAGCGAGCCGAACAACTTCGAGAAGCGTGCCGGATCAAAGCGCGACTTTGCGACAGGGACCGTAGGCTCTTGTCCTGCCCCGCCCGTGGTGTCTGGGGGCAACTGAGGTTGGGTTGTAGGAACTGGCACACTTGCGCCCGTATCGGCTTCCACGACCTCGCCAAAGCCCGCCACGCGCAATGCCGTGAAGAACTGGCGGTGCGCCTTCGCGATCTTCGCGTCGGTGCCGTCCTGGCCGTTAACGATGCGGCGCGGGTTCTGAGAGACCGGAGCATCCAGCGCAGCGGGGAAATCGAAGTCGGACAGCTTCTTGCCGGTAAAGCGACCTTCGGACATGCCCACCACCGCGATGTCTGCGCCGATGGCAGGGTCGAGCGCAAACGACGGGTTGCCTACCAGATCCACGCCGAGGCGGTCGCCCATGCGACGATAGTTGTCCTCATGCGTCAACTGCACAGGCCCACGACCGAACCAGCCTTCGCGCCAGTACGGCTGCCGCACCCACGAAAGCTGACCAGCAGCGAAAGCGCGATCAAGGCGCGCGATCACCGTTGCATCGGACGGGTTCTTGTCCTTGTGCGAGGCGAAGACCGTCTCCTTGATCGGGAGCATATAACCCCCGGTCTCGTGCCAGACCTGCGCCAGGATATTAGCGACGTGGTGGGGATCGCTGACCCCGTTGCGCCGGCAGGATGCGAGGATGGCTTCGCACCCGTCGACGGCGCTCTGGGGCAGCCGCCCGTTGAACACGGACGCGCGAATGCTGGCGAAGAATTTGCCGAGGTCCATCAGCCCCTCCCCTCATGCAGGCGCACGAAAGCGCGCCCCTGTGCGGACGTGTCCATGGTGGTTCTCCTGTGGTGGCAAAGAAAAAGGCCCGCCGAAGCGAGCCCTTGGTTCCGGTTAGAAGTGACTGTGTGCCCTAGCGGCTTTCCAGCGCCTCGATACGAGCCTCAAGCTGCGCGATTGTCGCCAGTGCTTGTGCTAAAGCATCTGAAGACGTGACCTTGCCGTGCGCGTCGATCTGCATGACGCCAGGAGCGCCAACTTGCGAAGGAGCGATAAAAAAGCTGTCACTTTCCCCGACGTTGACATCCTTGCCCAATCCCGTGGCATTCTTCACGCTGGGTTCTGCCTGCGCGTTGGTGCCGATGAGGACGATGTCTTTGGTATTCGCTGATAGGCTACCGGCACGATCACCGAGGAAGACGGAACGCACGGCCTTCTTCGCCGACATGCCGGCCTTGTTTCCAATCATCACCGATAGCGCTGCACCAGCCGCATAGCCACCGGCGAACCGACCCAGCATAATGGATCGTGTAGCATCATTTGCTTCGTATGCAGCGAATGTTCCAGCGGCTACGAGATGACTGGATCGGTGGGCATACTCACCTGCTGCGTAGCCGAAAACATTTGCGTATTGGAGGCCCGCCACGAAACGCCCAGCGGCGTACCCGATCAACGTCGAGTAATTCACGCTCTTGGCCGCGTACCCCGCCGACCCGCCGATGTTTATGGCGTGGTCGCCATCTGCGAGGTTACGTCCCGCACTCGCCCCGATGTTTACGCTTGACGGTGAATAGACAGCGTACTCTCCAGCTGCTGAACCAACATTAGTAGAGTACGGGGACCGCCAAACCTTGCGGCCGGTCCACGTTCCTAACGCGACAGTGTTGTCGGATTGATAAATTTCCCGGCCGGCAAAACTCCCACTGATCACTGCTGTGGAGGCGTCGTCCCCAAATACTTGGTGTGCCTCCACGCAGGGAGGCATCGCCTTTATCCCAACACTCTGTTGTTCCAGCCGCTTCCTCGCCACCGTGATCTCACGTGTTGGGAAATTCACGAGTGCCTCGCGCAACTCAATGCTGTTGGACACCAACTCCTTCTGATAATCGGCATTGATACATTCTTGTAACGCCTTGGCATCGGACATTTGCTTTGTGAGCGTGCTGGCCGACACAGCCAACTGTTTAGCGCTCATCGCCTCGGCCGCCCCTGACGCCATGATTGCAGCGAGGAAAACCAATGCTTTTGCGACTTCGTACTGCATCTAGCTTCCACCCCACCCTGTTAATGCCACTTGGGCTTACACATCGGGCGGCGGTGCATCAATCGCTCGTCAGATATCTCCGCCGATGACCGCGAAACCGAGCGTAAATGCCACGTCCAGTGCAGCGCCTGCCGAGTCGTAATTATAAATGCTAAACCCCGATGTCGTCAGCCCATCCGCCGTTGGCCGGTTTGCCTTTCCGTTACCCCCGAACACGACAATGTAGTCGGCGCTTGGCAAGGCTTCCGTAAAGCTGACCGTGTAAAGACCTGTGCCAACGCGAGTTACGGCAGAAACGAGATGGCCCTTGGTTCCGACCAAGCCCGCGTTGTTCATCTGCGCCCAGCGCGCGACCGCTCCAACCTGACCCAGATTTTTATCATCGCTGTCGCGTTTGAGGGTCAGGCGCCGGAAGGCGGCAGCCACGTTCAAGTCCCACTCAAAGTGCCGTCCCGAGCGGGATGACGCCGGCAGTGCATAGTTATTGGCTAGGCCGAAGCGAACGCGCGTCGTGTCTCCATAAGGCTGATTTGTGCCAACAGGGTCGGCAGCGCCGACACCAGCGTATCCGCCCAAGCCGACGTTGATGTGCTGAAAGTCAGCCGATTGCAGGCCAATACCAATCGCACCACTCACCTGTCCCCATGAAATCGGAGCGTTGGCTGTCTGCACTTCACTGATCGACGTAACAACATCAGTTGTGGTGAAGACAATCGTCTCGCCAACCTCGCCGATATTCTCGACCAACTGAACCGTCTCGCCAACCTCAAACACGCCATGCTGCCAAAACAGGTCGAGGGAACTATTCTGACCCTCTTTCAGCCAGCCAATCGCACCAGACGTCGTGCCGCTGATCACAGCCATCCCGCTGAACGGCAAATCACCTTGCTGGCCGAGCCCGAGGGCGGGCGAGAAGCTATTGGCGTTGATCCCGAAAAGACGAACAACTCGGTTCCAAGTTTGGATCGTGAAGTTGTTGAAGCGCGTCGGCGCTCCGTACATCTTATAAAGCATGTAAACAGCATCCCAACCAGAATGCTGCCAGAGATTGGACATGCGGGCCGGATTGTTAGCGGTCGGGACGCGAACCTGCCCCGCGCCAAGGAATGCGTCATGGAGAGCAAGATGGTTGTCTAGGCCGGTGGTCCGCGATGGATGGTAACTGCCCCGGATGCCCTCTTCATTCACAATGCCTGCGTCGTTGGCGTTCGCAATGAACAGCGTCCATTCGTTCGTAACGTAGGACGTGAGGTTGTTCGGGGTCACGTCATCGCCGCGCCAGTACCACATATTGAAGCGCTGCACGCCTGTGATGTTTTTCCAATTGAACTGCACGCCGCGGTTGTTGACGATCGTGCCGCCGACATTCGCGCCCCGAGCGCCGATCACATCGATTGCGTCCTGCACGATAGCCGACTGGTCCGCAACGGACCCTGTGTCAGCACCCAGCATCGCCGTCCAGATGACTTCCTCTGCGATTTCCCACCACGCACCGTCAGCCGATTGGAACTTGCCCGGATGCGAGGGCTCGAAGGCCACACGATTGTAGAGGGCGCCACCGCCGTCGCCAGCAGCCGAATATCCAAGGACTGTTATCCCACCGGTCACCGGATCAATCGTCGCACCAGATGCAAGTGCGATGGTATCGTAAGTGTTCCCCGAGCCTGCCGGCCCGGTCTGCCCACGCTGGCCCGCAGGCGTAAAAGTCAGAAGAACCGTGTCGCCGTCCTCAAACGGACTGGTCTCGCTTGCAGCGACATTCGACACAGTGATGTTGCGATACCCGGCCGGGCTTGCCAGCGCCGTAACAGCGAAGGTCAGCCATTTTGTCGGATCGCCTACCGCATAGATACGGATGTGCCCCTTCGTCGCGCTCGTGCTGTCGTCGAAGGCATCCAGGAGCCCAGAGACATCCGCACCGTTCACATCAAGAGTATCGGCACGGATCGTCAGGGCCGCGTCCTGCTGTGTGGCTGACAGCCGCAACTTGCCATTACCCGGATCGCCGTCCGTGATGGTTGTCGAGAACACGTAGCGGATTGCCAGTGCGCCCAAATCCACGTCGAGATTGACGGTGCGAGACGCGAAGGAGGGAACCGTCAGCGTGTTGGCTGGGCGGATTTCAAGCATGGTGTGCTCCGGGCATGAAAAAGCCCGATCGAGGCGGGCGGTCAGTCAGCGAGTTGTGGGTAGGCTCAGGCGGTGGAGTCGTTCGCGGGGAAGACGATGATGTCGCCGGTCCAGATGATCTTGGAGACTTCGCCGAGCAGTTCGTCGTCCCACGTGATGCGGAAGAACTGTTGCCACGTGCCGACAGGCAGGGAGGCTTCGACGCTGGCTTGATCGAGGAAAAACGAGACCAAACCCAGAGAGGCGTTTTCCTTTCGGATGCCTGCGGAGGCTTCCGAAGTCAGTAGCTTCAGCAGAACCGAATGATCCAGCGTCGGGCGCGCGAACAGTTCCAGGGTGTAGCTGGTCACGTCGAACGGCAGACCGGCGTTGTCCACGAGCTGCGGCAGGGCGTCGTACCAGTCCTCGCCATGCCAGACGCGGATGGTCGCGGAGTGCGGACGCTCCGTCACGATAGTGTCGGCCATGATGCCTCTCAGACGATGATGATTTCGTTGTCGCCAGACCACTGGCCTATCGCCTGGGGACCGGCGATGACGCGGATGCGAATCTGATAAGCCCCGACCGCCACGGTGCCGCTCTCGGCGCTGTCGCGCGTTTCGGCGACAGTCATTGCCGTGTACTCGCTACCCGCACCGGCGCGATACTCGACCTCGTAGGATCGGTTGAGCGCTTGGCTCGGTGTCCAGTCTGCGCGGATGGCCGGGCCGGCAATCTGCGACAGGGTGATCTCTGGCGGCTCAAGACTAAGATCGGGCGACGTGTCAGGCGGGACAGATGTCGATGTGCCCTCTTCCGCCGTCGTCCAGTTGTAGGCAGCGGCGTTCGCAGAGCGAAGTGACAGGCGCACGCCGCTGAAGTCTGGCAGCAGCTCCGGGCCACCCTCGACCCAATACGGCCCGTTGATGTTCAGCTCGGGCCAGTTCAGCGTGATGACGCGCTCGCCGATGACGTTGAGGCCGACCAGATTGGTGACGACCTCGCCGACCCAATCGCTGTTCTCTCTCGCCATGCGGATCTTCGCGAGGCGGCGCGCCTGGCTATGCGAAGGGATCTGGACGAGATCCGCCGGGACCGTGACGAGCTGCCCGGTCGCGGCAATGTCATCCACGTCCTGCCAAGGCGTGCCCTCGTTCTCCACATAGTCGAGCTGCGGGTCCAGATACTGGATCGACAGTTCGTTGAACCGCGACATCGCATCCGGTGGCGCGAAGTTCGTTTCGAGGACATGCCCCTGATCCGCGTCGATCGTGACAGTCGGCGCCACCCACTTGCCGCCGCGGATCGCCTGCTTGCCATCCTGTCGCGGGTAAAGCTGTGCGTCGCAGGATTCCAGAAGACGCGCCAGAATGTCCTTGCGGGGATCGGTCATCGCAACCGAAGTTGCGATCCGATAGCGACGCTCAGTCCCGCCGGCTGCCAGAGGGACAGCTTCATCGCATGTGTTCGCCAAGGTGATAAAGCTCGGCAGGTGCATCTTCGCGATGGGCCGGTCGTAGCCGTCCTCATGCGTGAGATAGTCGAGAATGACGAGCGCGGGATTGTCGCTCCATTCCCACGTCGCCTTGTTGTTTTGCCTGTGAGCACCGCTGCCGCCGGCTACCGTGGAATCCTTGCGCGGGTCGTAGAGCTTGGCCCCTCGCAAGAGAGCCGACACCTGCGGCTCACCGCTCGGATAATGCGACTGGAACTCGTCGTCAGGCCCGGTCCTGAAATAGGCGACGATATAGGCGGTGCCCCGGAGCCGGTGGTTTGCGGTCCATTCGGAGAACGTCCCTGTCAGGAAGCCGTCTGCCCCTTGATCATCCGTGCCCACATGAAGTGCAATACGCGCCAAGGGGTTGGAGCCGTTGGCATATGGCGCGGTCTGAACCCAACCGGCACCATCGATCGCCATAGCGTTGTCGTTCAGGTAGATCTGCTCGAACCCGTCGATCTCGCGAGACGACAACATGACGGCCTTGTAAAGAGCCCCGCCCCGGCTCTCGTAGAAAGCCAGCGATCCACTCGTCTTGACCCGGCCATAATGCCAGATCCGAGGTGGGATCGACTGCCGGGCCTCCACCTGACCGTCGCTTGGCTTTGGCTGCGAAGGGCGGTTCAGCAGCGAGGCAATGTAGGAAGCACCGAGGCCGAGCGCGATCGTGCCAACGGTCGAGGCAATCGAGCCAAGCACGCCCACGCCGATGATGGCATTGCCGACCGCGATCGGGGCACCGGCAGCGACCAGTGCCGATGCGATCGGGAAGAATACCGGCGCCGCCTTCGCCGGGATAGCGACAAAGGTCAGCGACGCCAGGACCGTCGAGACGGTCAGCGCAGCGCGAACGGATCGCAGCATTCAAACTCTCCAAGCTGCGAGGATCGGCACCCGCCGAAAGCGAAGACCGCCCGGCCCGATGCATGCGGTGAAGTCGCCGGTCACGATGGCGCCTAGCTCGCCCTCTGGGGCGTCCACGAGCGCGATATCACCGCGGCTGGCGGCATTGGTGCGCCGGATGCCCAACGGCGCCACAGCGGCTCCTATGAGCGCTTCCCGCGATCCGTGCTCCGCGATGATCCGATAGGCCGCGATCTGCGTGGCGTAGCGGCTGCGAAACTGCGCCGCCGGATTGACGCCATGGCGAACCGCGACCCACTCGCCGAGCCATGACAGGCAGTCGGCACCGTCACCCGCCCATGAAAAAGGCCGCCCAGCGGCGGCCTTCAGGAACGTCGATAGATCGTCCATGTTCAAAAAACGGGCCAAGCCACTTTCTTCAGTTTCAGCGTCGGGATGAACTGGCACCCAAGATCACCGGGGAAGCGCGCTTGCTGATCGCGGTCGGACCAATAGGCGAAGGCGGCAAGGTTGCGCGTTGTCCAGATTGTCTCTGCCGTCAGGCTGATGGACCGCTCGGACGGGCCTTTGGCGCCATAGCCGATCGTGTCCATGATGAGCTGGCGAACGACCCATTTGCTGCCGAGCGGCTGCATGGTCTCGACATCGAGGAACAGCCCGTAGATCGTCACGTCGCGCCCGCGCACGCTGTCACCGGAGCGGGCCAGCGTCACGAACTCGGGATCAACACCCGACAGCGCGAACGTCACCTTCTCGGCGTCGTCGTTCTCGCCGAAGCTGATGGACGAGATCGAGCCGAGTTCGCCGGTCCCGAGCCATTCAAAGCCATCGAGATCGAGGTAGCCGGTGCCGTTCCAGACGCGGCGAATGCCCTCAGCAAAGTCGAACTCGACGAGGTTGACGAGATGGACGACCCGACCAGCCATCGCTGCCTGCTGGAGAGCGGAAAAGTCTGCCATCAGATGCTCTCTACGAAGTTCAGATCGACGAAGCCCCAGCGCGCCACTTCCAGATCGAGGCGCCCTTCGTCATCGGAAGTCAGGCGCATCTCGCAAGTCGGACGTGTGAAGTCGACCGCCTGCCCCATGATGACCGCGTCACGCAGCGGGGGCATGATCGAGAACGTCGTGGCGTTGACGACTGCCGTGATCAGGTGCAGGCGCCCTGGCGCTGGCGAGAAGTATTGCCCCGCGCGAATGGTAGAGCCCTGGCTGACGGTGATCTGGACCGTTGTAGAGCGCCGAGCCGCTGCCGCCGCGAACGTCGCGTTGACCTGACTCTGCGGTGGGATCTCCGGGTCTTCAAACTGCGTGCCGTCAAGTCGCTTGCGGCGGGTAAAGGTCGGGTCGAGCGTGCGCCCGTAAGCGTCGACCGGCCAGTTGGCCCGAAACCAGTCAAAGGCCGGGACAAGGACCGTGCCTGCCCGTCCGCGTAGCCCGATATGGAACGCACGCCACGCAAGGATGGCGTCGTCGTTCTTGATGGGGATGCCGGACAGTTGCGCGGCCCAGCGCCCGGCACCCGATGCTACGATCTGTTCCTGCCCATTCGTGGCCGCGCCGCCGGATCGGCTGACGTTCTGAATGCTGAAGGAGATGTTGCGCGGGTAGATGTCCGCCGGCCAAGCTGTCGCCATGCTATCCGGTCCTCCGCTGGCGATCTTGCTGGAGTTGAGGGAACTGGCGAGCGGATTGCTGCATCGCCGATTGGCTCGCTGTCTGCGCCTCGCGACGGGAGACGCTGGTAACAAACGGCATCAGGTTGCCGGAACTGTCTGCATCAACGCCGACCGTTACGTGGATCGAGCCGCCACCGCCTGCGCCGATGTTCTCGTTGGCAATGATCGAGCCGGAACGTCCTGGCGCGAACAGTTCAGGACCGTTCTCGCCGACGACATACGCCTTACTGCTGGACACCGGGCCGCCGGCAGCACGGAAGCCACCGAACAGCCCGCCCAAGAGCGAACCAATCAGGCCACCCCCGCCACCGGAGCCGCCACCCATCAGCGCCTGAAAGCCCTGATTGAGCAGCATGTCGCCGAGGCTCGACAGCACGTCCGCGAGAACGTCCTTCAGCTTCTTGGAACCGTCGATCAGGCCCTTGAAGGAACTGCTGATCGTCTGGCTGATGTTCTGGCCGATCTGGCCCAGAGACGAGAGGCTGTCCTTGCTGGCGTCGGTCTCCTTGCGAAGCCCCTTCCAAGCGTCGGCAGCCTTCTTGCCTGCCCCGGCCAAGCCACCGCCCTTGCCGCCACCGGAGCCGCCGCCTGCTTCGCTACCGCCGACCGCCGCGGCAGCCTCTTCCGCAGATCGCGTGAAGCTCTGTGCGGATTCGGTTGCGCTGTCGAAGGACGAGGCAATCGCGCCCACGTAATCCTTCTGAGCGCCAGCGAACGCCGCAGATGCGGCACCAGCAGCACCAGCCGCCGCGCCTGCATAGGGGTTGGAGACGCCGTCCATGCTCGGGGGCAGGATGTTGATTGGCGCGTCGAGCATCGGGATCGCGATGCCGGCGTCACGCAGCGTTCCATTGATAGAAGCGATGACGCCGTTGACTTCGGCGATTGCCGTGCGGCCCATGTTCTGAATGCCGCGCACGAAAGCGTCGGCGGCCTGATACGCGATATCGCCCATGGCGGCAGGGAACTGGCGCCACGTCGCCATGATGGCTTCGAACGCACCGACCATCGCGCCGATGATCGCGTTTGCCCCGGCTTTGAAGACGCCGACGACATCGACGCCGATCGCCTGCTTGATCTCGTCGCGGAAGTGGTAGACCGCCGTGATGGCGACCGTCAGGCCCACGACCAGAGCGCCAAGCGGATTGGCCGCCGCAGCGACCGCCACCGCACGGAGCGCGCCCACAAGCGCCGTGCCGAGCGCTGTGGCTGCACCGTAGATCGCAGCGATGATCTGTGGGCTGATCATCAGCGCCAGGGAGCCGCCGGCCACCGCTGCATATTCGGCGACGGTCGGCAGGTAGGTCAGCATCTCGACTAGGCCGCGCGCCGCGGCGACTAGCGCCTCAGACACGACGACCAGCGCCGGCAGGAGTGCGGAGGCCAGCGCCGTCGTCACGCCCTGCGCCGCATATCCGATGCGCGAGATATTGTCGTTGAACGCCTCAGCGCGCTTGCCGGTCTCTGCACTGATCGTCAGGCCAAAGGCGTCGGCCTCGTCGGTCAGTTCCTTGAGCGCCGCCGACCCGCCATTGAGGAATGGGATCATGTCCGCGCCGGAGCGGCCCATCAACTGCATAGCGAGCGCGGTCTTCTGCGCTCCATCAGGCATGGTGGCGAACTTGTCACCGATCTCGCCCATGATGTCGGTGGCCGACTTCAGGCTGCCGTCCGCACCCTTGACGTTGATGCCAAGCTGCTTAAACGCCTTGGCGCCCTCGCCGGTCCCCGCGGCCGCATCCGACATATTGCGGGAAAGCCGCTGCACGCCGGTCTGAAGCTGGCCCATCGCCACGCCGGACAGATCCGCCGCATACTTCAGGCGCGACAGTTCCTCGATCGGAATGCCGATCTTCGCTGCCGTTTTGCTCAGCTCGTCAGCATCATTGATGATGCCGCGGATCGCGACACCGATGCCGGCAATGGCGGCGACCGCCGCAGCCGCAGCCGCAACGAACGCCGTCTTCATCATCTGCCCAACCTTGGACAGCGTTCCCTGTGCGCCCTGAAGCCCCTTGTCGAAAGCGGCGGAATCCAAACCGAGATTCACGCGGAGCGCGCCGATAACCGCCGATCCAGCCATTTAGCGGGCTCCTTTGATTAGGTTATCAGACGCCCACAGCGGCTGAAGGTTTGTGTAGTGGCAGGCTTCGGATAACTGCGCCCGATCGGTAAGGTCGAACGATGCCAGAGGCGTTTTGTGGTCAAGATGCCATTCCCGGCAACCACCCCAACCCCGTCCCCAGTTCTCCCAAGTCATGCCTTCGAGGAACTGGCTTTCGATGTACGCATGAAGCCCTTCAGTCGATATTCCGACCAACTGTGTGACACTGCCGTTTTTCGCTTGACGCTTCAGGGCCTTGTGAACGCGGGAGCGGACAGAGGCCATTATGCGATACCGAACGTCGGAAGCGCGCCTATCGGCTGCCCGCTGCCTATAGTATGGGCGCATCGCCTCTTTATTCTGTCTGAGCCATTCGCGGGTCGCCGCGTTGCACTTCTCCCGAAACTCAGGATCAGATTGGCGCTTCTGCCGCTGCCATTCCCGAGACTTCTTGTTCAGTTTCTCGCGAAGGTCGGGATCAGTTAGGCGCTGCGCCTTGATCCTTTCGTTCCGGGCAGTCTCTAAAGCTCTCGCCTTGTCTGGGTTTTCAGCTTTCCATCGCTTCGCATCTTCGCGGGCTTTGGTCTTATCGCGTGCTGCATACCGCCGCTTTTCGAAGTCGCTGCCGGCGCCACGATTACGTTCGTGATTGCGCTTTTCCCAGACAGCAACCTTGTCAGGATTGGCCGCGCGATAGGCTCGCGTCTGAGCCCTCTGGCACTCACGGCAGAACCGCCGCTGGAGGACTTTTCCCCTGCATCGGTAGTTGTCGAAGTGCGCGAAAGTTGCGGGCTTCTCAGCGCCGCATTTCGTGCATGTTCGGATTGTGGTATTGGAATCGTCAGCCATTTCGGGCGCCTCAATCGCTCGTTTAGGTCAGGGCCGGAGCCGGTGCTGGTAACACCGCTTCGGCCCGTTTGATTCTACCACCTCACCCTTACATCGCAAGCATCATGCCGCTTCCTGCTGGTCAGCGTGAAGCTTTCCACGCCGGTAGATTGCGCCCATCGCGTAGAGAATGCGATGAGCCAGAAGCTCGTCCATCGGCTGCCATGTGCTGGCCGAGATCAGCGCGATTGCTTCCGTCGCCGCGACACCGCCACGACCATTCAACTGGTCAAGTGTCTGGCTATGGTTAGTTGCGCTTTGCCGTTCCGAGGCGTCGGTGAACAGTTCCCACGGGATCTGCCGGACATGAACGATGCGCTCTCCGCGGCGAATCCTGAGATCAAGATCACTGGAAAGCATGATGCGCATTGTTTTATTCGCCGCCGCCATTGCTCATCACCCTTTCCGCCGGCCCGAGAGCCACGACCTGACCACTGCCTCAATCTGTTCGGGCAGCATCTTCTGAGGCCGGGCGGGTTTGTCGCTCGGCATCATGTCTTTGAGTTTGGGGAACTTCTTTGCCCGGTAGAGCGCAGCGGTTGTCCAGCCGAGCCATGCCCGGCCTTCCTGTTCCTGCTTCGCCCTGCGGGTCCGCCCATCGACGACCGCAGAGAACATCCGGGGGGTCTGACGCCAGAAGTCTTCCGGCGGCAGGCCGAACTCCCCCGCCCATGTGCCGTAGAGGCTTAGCCAGTCCGGCCCTTCCGGCTCTTCGGAGGGCGGCTGCTGGACGTGCCGACCTCCGTAGCCGGGAATGACGCCTGGAACGCCTTGGCGACAAGCTGTCCGGCATCGCCAGCGCCGACCGCCGTGATGATGTCGCCGGCCTCTTCCACGCTCACATCATGGTAGCGCTTCAGGCCGATCTGGAAGACCTTGCGAAATGCCGACGCCTTCGCGCCCATCACTTCGCCGAGGTCTTCCATTTTGATGTCGAATTCTTCCTCGATCGCGACGATCGCGTTGAAGTCGAACACCAGCGTGTATTCGGCGCCGTCCGCCTCGAAGGCGACCTCGCCCTTGATCGAGTTCGCCATTAGGCAGCCGCCGTCCACGTCTCAGCACCCGAAGGCGCAACGGTGATCGTCGCCGTCATCTTGTCGTCGATGGGGATCGCCTTCGAATAGCTGAGCAGGACAGCATCGAAGCTGACGGTGACGCCATTCGGGAACTCGATGGTGTGGGTGCGGGTCTCGCCGCTGGTGCGGAGATCGCGCAGGAAGATATCGGTGGCGCTGCCCGGCACCCAGTTGATGGTGAAGCTTGCCTCGCCGGGATCAATCAGGCCAGCGATGAACTCGCGACGACGATCGGGGCTCTGCATGTGAGTGACATCGACGCGATCGGTCGATTCCTCGCCGGGGGTGATCTCGACCACCTCGCCGATCTCGACAAGAGCGCCGGGGCTCTCGCCATCGTCGATCGAATATTTGCTGTTGTAGCCAATCATTGCGTCGGTTGCCATTGGTCAGGTCTCCTGATGCCAGATGATGAAATCGAGGCTGACGCGGTGGAAGTCTTCCCCGCCCGAGCCCTGTTCGTAGGATTGCCGCTCGCTATCGAGGAACGACCCATGAAGGCGGATGCCGCCGATGGTGGTTTGAAGGCCGCTCAGCGCGGCAGCGACAGCGCGCGAAACGCCGATTGCGGAACCGTAGGTTTTGCCCCAGCAATCGATTTGAATGCGGCTATCAACGAGACCTGAAGCGCCTGCCATCATGTAGTCGCGTGTGCCGCCGACGCGGGTGAGAACCACGGATGGTGACGCTTGCGCCTGCGGGCGGGCGTTCCAGTTGACGCGGTTACCGACGAGCGCCGTCAGCCCGGCGTCGGCCAAGAGATAGGCGGACAGAGCCTCTTCCATTGATCAGCCCTTCCTGGCGAGCCGTGCCATCTTGCGGGCGTGGCGCTGTGCGGCCTTCTGGATCTCATTCCAGATATCCGTCTTGATGCTTTCGAGGACGCCGTTCTTCTCGGCATCCCAGGCGGCTCGCATGAACGGCTGCGGGCTATGATCGACCGTCCCGAATTCCTGCGTGATCGCCTGCGGCAAACCACCAGCACCAACGAACATCTCGACCGAAGCCTTGTCGCTCTTGAACATCTTGCGGTGAACACCGCGCTGCCGGCGGGTGAGCTTGGTGCCGACGCCGATGCTCTCGCGGAGCGCGCCCTCGTCCACCGGGGCTTTCGATGCTGCGCTGTCGGCAACCGGCTGCGCTGCCTTCTTGAGTGCCCGGCGCAGTGCCGCCTTACCGGTCGACCGCGGCAGTTCCTTCAGCGCAGCCTCAAGCTCGCGAAGACCCTCGACCTTGACCGTCTCGGCCATCAGTCAGCCCTTGCGTTTGCGGTGATCTCCAGGCCCTCGCGGCGCCCGATTTCCTTGGCGGCTACGACATCGTAAACACGCCCCCCGAACAGAACTCTGTCCTTCGGGTTGAAGTCTGCGACCGCCGATGACCAGCGCACCTGGAACCTCGTCGTGACTTCTGCGCCGACCTCCTGCGCCGACCAACGCTCGCCATCGCGGATGTCTTCCTTCGAGGCCCAAACGGGAGGGCAGATCGGCGCCCAATCCATGATTGGATCATTGAAGGCATCGCGGCCAACTTCGGTGAACCGCTCCAACGTAATACGGCGATCCATGCGGCCCGCGTCCATCAGACGGTCATCCGTCGATAGGGTGCGATCAGCGCATTGACCGTCGTGCTCATGTCGATCCGACCAGATCCCCGCTCCGAGACGGTGGCACGGTTCTCATACAGATCGCCGACCATCAGCAAGATCGCAGAACGCAGCGACGCCGGCACGTCAGCAGGTTCATCGCCGAAGCCAGCGGTGAATGTCACGCGGACAGACCCCGCGTCCATGCGCGCCGAAGGCCAGACGGTATCCAGCGAGGCGGCAACGTAAGCGCTCATGTGGTCGGACAGAATGCGGAACGACCCGCTGTCCACCGTCTGCTCGACGCCATCGGCATCGTCGTATGTGATCGCGGCTGCTGAGACGTTCGGCAGAGGCAGGCGAAGGATGCGGCAGAAGCCGTCGAAGTCCTGGCGCCATTCCTGATTGATCAGCGCGCGGCCGAGGACTCCGCTGTAGCCGTCGAGGTGAGCCGTAGCCGCCTCGATGTAGGTGGTGATCAGGCTGTTCTCGTCGTCATGATCGACGCGGAGGTGTTGCTTCACGTCGGCCAGCGCGACGGGGAGCGCCGCCGGCGCCGTGATGAGAACCGGCGGGCGCGAGATCATTACGCTGCCGCCACTGCGGCGGTGGCCGCGCTCGTTTCGGACGCGGAGCCGGTCCAGTTCGTGCCGGTGACCGTCACAGTTATGACTGCGCCCACGTCGTCGGCGACAAGGTCATAGGTTGATCCGGTCGCGCCTTCGATCGCCGCGGCGTCGCGCTCCCACTGATAGGTCAGCACCGGCGCTTCCCGACCGGTCCAAGTACCGTCGACCGCAGTCAGGGTCTCGCCCTCGGTCGCAGTGCCGGTGATCGTCGGCGCGACCGTATTCTCTGGCGCGAGCGGCAGGCCACCCGTCGCCCCGATGAAGCCGGCCATCGTGCGCTGCTTTGAATACCGCATAGCCCTAGCGCCTCTTGTTCTTCGATGCCCGCGCGGCCTTGTTCGCCGGGGCTGCTTCCATCTTGTTTTTCAGCGCCGGCTCTGCCTTCTTGGCTTCCGGCTTCGCACGCTCAAGCACAGTTCCGATGAGGTGACTCACCTCGGTTTCGTCGGCTTCCCGGTCATCGCCCGGCTCATAAGGCTTGTCGCCAATGTGGTAGCGAATGACTTTGAACATCATGGCGGTGGCTCCTAGAGAAGGTGGGTTCGCGTGCCGCTCTTGCGCTGATTGTGGCGAGCCCAAAGGGGACGAAGGTTCGAAAGAGACCACGCGGCTTTGAAGTCGGCGTCGTCAGGTCCAGAGAACGTGAAGGAGGCGAGCGGCGTGATGTGGTCGACGTGCCAGAGCCTTCGGTTTTCCCATGTCATACCCGTTGAGAACTGACGCTCCAAATGAGCCATCAGGTCATCGAGGCTGTAATCCACCAGCCGCTGCCAACCGCGCCCGCCTTTGCCGCTCTGGAGCGAGGCGTTGATCGCACGAGACATCCGCTCTGAAATGTTGCGGCGGCGGTCACGTTTCCGGGCTTCCCTATGCCAGCGGTTGAACCGCCCGGAAGCACAAGGAGCGCAGAATTTCATAGCCCCCGATTTGAGTACGAAGGCCGCACCGCAGTGCTGACAAGGGACAGAAGATCCGACTTCCCGTGCGCCCTTGGCCCGTATCTTAGCCAAAGCCGCAGCGCGACCCGCGGCCTTCTCGCGTTCATGGCGACATGCGTCGCAATAGATTTTCTTCGAAGACCGGCTGAGGAAATCAGACCCGCAGGTCCGGCATTCCCGTGGCCGCATAACTGCTTTTCGAACGATCTTTGTCATATCGGCGCACCCCATTTGGATGCGCCGATATTATCCGCGTTGCGCTGAAAAAGCCAACGATTACGCGACGAAACCCAAGTCACCAAAGATGAAGGCTTCCGGCCGATACACCGCCAGAGCCAGACGCTCTTCGGCGAGGATCGTGACGAGGTTCTTCGTGAAGTCGTCGTTCACGTAGCCCGTCTCGACGCGGGCATCCCAGCGATCGAAGACCTGCGCGCCGAGCTGGAACGCGCCGGTCAGGAACTTGTCGATCGAGATGGCCTGGGTCGTCACCACCGGCAGGCTCCAGAGCGTCGGCTGAGCCGTGCCCTGCGGAACACCGATGATGTAGTCGCCGCCGGCATTCTTGGTCAGTTCGATGCGCGCCCAATCGGTGGGGTGCATGACGTGACCGGTCGCCGGGTATTCGGCCAGCGCCGCCTGGAGCATAGCGAGACGCATCGTGTCGATGGCCGTCGCCGCCGAAGGCGTGAACGGTGCCGAGTAGGCGGTCGCCTGCGGGATGATGCCGTTCAGGTTCTGGCCGGTGCCGTCGCCGTTGAGAAGCTGCGCTTCCTCGACATAGGCGAGGCCGTACAGCAGACGCTGGTCGATGATCGAGCGAAGCTGCGACACGTCCGACAGAGCCTGACGCGAAGCCTTCATCCAGTGCGCGATCACCTTCGCCGAGGTCGAGACCAGATCGAACTTCAGATCCGATTCCGGCTTGGCTGCGCCTTCCGCGACCGGGGCCGCGTTGTTCGTGAAGCCCGTCTCCTTGACGTACTCCAGCGTGTTGCCGTCCATCTGACCCTGGGTGAGCAGATCGCGGACGGTCATGCGGCGCTGCGCGAGCGGCATGATGCTCGGCAGGCGGGTCTGGTTCACCGCATCGCCGACCGAGCCGGCAGCATCGGTGGTCGCCGTGGTCAGCGTCGCCTTGACGTTGAGATCGGCAGCGCGGGCGCTCTTGGAGAAGCCGGTTGCCTCGAAAGCCTTGTAGCCCTCGCTCTCGACGAACTGCTCGCCGATCGACTTGCGGCGCTCGTGCTCATCGCCGCCGCCGCGGGACATCTTCTGCTCGATGCCCGAAGCCTGTTCGGCCAGCTCGTTCATCTTGACGAGGGCCTCATCGACCGTCTGCTTCAGCGAGGCCGACAGTTCTTCGCCAGCCTTGGCCTTGCCGAGCGCTTCCTCGGCGACCGCCTTCACCTTGTCGACGGCTTCGCTGTGCGCGGCCTTGACTTCGGCTGCGAGCTGTTCGGCCGTCTTCTGGCCGCCGCCGTTCGGCTTGTCCGGTGCCTCGAAGGCAATGCGGGGCAGAAAGCGGTGGGTGTCTGCGAAACTGGCGACGCGCGCCAGGGAGCCGCCGGTCAGGGCAGCGTGCTTGAGTTCCGTCACGGGAACCTCCTTACTTGGGGAAAATGGCCGTCAGGCCGTGAGAGCGCGCAGGAATGCGAGCCCGTCGTTCTCCGCTTCGGCAGGTTCCCCCTGCCCCTTCAGGTGGACGCGCGCGGCACGCTCCGCCTGTGAATTCGAGAAGCCCAATCCCTTGAGCCAAGTCTCGAATTCCCGCTCTGTCAGCCGGCCCCCGGCCTTCAGACGATCGTTGAGTTCATGCGCCGCCTTCGCAGCTTTCACGCTGGAGACGACAGCATTCTCGTTGGCGCCGATCGACACGACGGACACCTCATGCAGATCGAGCTTTTCCAGCGTCCAGATCCCGGTGTCCGTGTCGACGGAGTATTCCTTGATGCGATAGCCGATCGACAAGCCATCGATGTCGCCTTCCTTCAGAAGCGCATAGGCTTCCTTGGCGCGCTGCACGTTCATGTTCAGCTTGCCGCGCATCAGCAGCCCGCGGTCGTCTTCCTCGGCAGCAAGCCACTTGCCGATCGGCTCCGATGGGTCGTGCTGCCAGAACATCTTCGGCATCGTGCCCTTGGCCGAATGAGCCGCAAGGCTCTCCGAGTAGGCACCCTCCGCGATCACGTCGCCGTAGCTGTCGGGCTCGCCGCCGAAGGTCGAACCGTAGCCCTCGAATTCGCCGCTCTTGTCCAGCGCCTTGATGTCGAGCACCGGCGCCGCCTGCTTGATCAGCAGGGCTGCATCCTTGGTCTTCATCTCGTCAATTCCCTTGAGGCTGCGGTAGGGCTGGCGCCTGCCCGGCGTCAGTTATCGGCACGTTCTGGGACTGCATCCGCGGCACGTCGCCACCTTCGACCGGCGGCAAGTTCTCGCGAGAACGGACCTCGTTGATGGTCATCCAGCCGTTGTTGAGAGCCGACTGATAGAACGCCGACCGGCCGCCGCTGTCGGCCCGTAGAAGGCCCTCGATGTTGAACTCGATGATGATGCCGGCGGCGCGATCTGCGGGCGTCAGAAGCTGTTTCTCGAATGCCTGCTCAATGCGCTTGAGCCGATGGCGCAGCGAGAACTTCAGGAAGCCGAGCGTCTGCTGTTCAAGGCCGGTGCCCCAGCTCGTCGACTTCTCAGTGTGGCCGATCATGAACGGCGGCACCCCGAAGAACCGGCATATCTCTTCGACAGAGAAGGACCGGCTCTCCAGCATCTGTGCGTCTTCCGCACTGAGCGAAACCGTGCTGAGATCCGTGTCGCCCTCCAAGATGAAGGGGCGCCCGGCGTTGACGGCGCCGAGGTACTTCTCAGCCAGGCGGGTCTCGGTGAGGTCGCGCTGTTCCTTCGTCAGCCAGTTCTTGAACTTCAGAACGACCGAAGGCCGAAGGCCATTGCGGAACATGCTGGCCGCGGCTCGATCCGTAGCGGTGGCGAGCGAGAAGGCGTTGCGCCCGAACTGGAGCGTTGACATGCCACTGATGGAGTCGCCGCCCGGCCCGCGCACATGCAGGATATTGGTCTCTGCTTCCGTGAACTGGCGCCCCTTGTCATCAGTCCAGCGGTATTCCAGAGCGCCGCTTGGGAGCCGACGAACCGCCATCCTGTCCGGCGGGATCGGGACCAGCGAGACGATGCGAGCGCCCTCGCGGCGAACCCTTGCATACGAATTGCCACGCAGCTCGATCGACGAGCACAGGAAATCGAGGAAGTCGACCGCAGTCTGCTCGAAGTTCGGGCTGTCATGGAGAATGCGATAGAGCGGATGATTGCGCGCCACCTCGCGGGCGCCGTCTGCTCGTGTGCGATAGACCATCAACGGCAACGAGGCGACGGTGCCGCAAAGCAGATTGCGACAGGCCCACACGGCCGACAGCGAGAGCGCGGTGTGGTCGTTGACCACCTCGCCAGCGTCGCCGCGGTGAGAGCCATCAACCCAGGCGTCGGGTTCTCGAATGACGAGGCTGCGAACATAGTCCGCCATCTTGCGAAGCACGTTCACGCCGCATCCACCAAGCTTGCGAAGAAGTCGTTCATCTTGCCGGCTCCCTCGTCAATCGTCATCCATCGAGCCAGCGCCATCATGTGCGCCACTGGCCCGTCGATCTTGTTCTCTGGCCGGTTCTTGCGAGGATAGACGTTGTCCTTCGCATCCGGCTTGGCGACTACGTTGGACAGCATCCACGTGAACACCGGATCGCCGTTGTGGACGATCTTCCGCGACCGGATCAGGCCGTCCATCTGCTTCATCGCAGGCGAGAAGTTCAGCACCAGAGGCCGGACTTCGACGACAGGAACGCCCTCTTGCGAAAGCTCCGACATCATCATCATCGCTTGATGCGGATCGAAGGCGATCTCCTCGACCTGGAACTGTTTCGTCAGCCCGATCAGGTCGTCGCGGATCGTCACGTAGTCGATCATGTCACCGTCGGTCTGGGTCAGCCAGCCGGCTTTCTCCCATCCGCGATAGTGTTCGTTCTCGCCCTGCTCGATTGTCGCTTCCGGCAGGTAGTAGCGCCCGAAACGGGCAAAGCCGTCGCCGTGCTGGAACGTGATCTCGACCGCGGCGATGTCAATCGTAGAAGCAAGGTCGACGCCGATGCGGCACGGCTGGCCGGCGAAGTCTTCGATCTTGAGCGAAGGGTCTGCGCTCTCCGTCCAGCGCTGTATGTTGAAGTAAGCGTCACGCGCCTGCACCCAGAGGTTCAGATGCTTGGTCTTGAAGATACCGACCTTGCGCGGGTTGTTGATCGCGTCGCGCTGCCGAGCGCGTAGGAACTCGCCCTTCACGCTCACGTCGAGGTTCGGGTTCGCCTTGCGGAGAGCGGCTTCGCTCGTCCAGTCGTCATCCGCATCGACTGTGTAGATCAGAGCGAAGAGTTCGTCGTTCTCGACCAGCCCTTCCAGCACCTTCTGCGCGTCTTCCATAGCCGCGAAGCATGGCCCGGCTAGGTTGTCGCCTGCGGTCGTGATGATTAGCAGCAGCGGCTGCTCACGGGCGCCCATGCCCGTTTCCATCGTGTCGACCTGAACGTCTGTATCGTGCTCGTGGTACTCGTCGATGATCGCGCAGGTCGGGGACGAACCATCGCCCGGCTTGCCGATCACCGGCTCAAACTTCGATCCGTTCCCCAGGATATGCAGGTTCGATGCGTTGACCGAGAGGCCAAACGCCGACTGAAGCGCTGGGGTTTTCTGCGCCATCAGACGCGCCGGCCCGAACACTTCCCAAGCCTGACGCTCTGTCGTGGCGCCCGAGTAGACCTCGGCACCATGCTCGCCGTCCGCTGTCAGCATGTAGAGACCGACACCGGCAGCCCATGTCGACTTTGCGTTCTTGCGCGGCTCCAGAATGAGCGCCTTGCGAAACCGCCGCAGACCGTCCCGCTTGCGGACCCAGCCGAACAGAGCCGCTGTCTTGAAGCACTGCCACGGCTCAAGCTGAAGCTTCAGCCCCTTGCGAGCCCACTCGCCTTTCGAATGAGGCAGCAGCTCCAGAAACCGGCAGACCTTATCAGCCTTCGCCGGATCGAACCGGTAGGGGAATGCCTTGTCCTTCTGCTCCGCAAGGTCGTCGAGATGCCGCTGGCAAGCGAGCCGCACCCATTTGCAGGCGAGGATCTTGCCGGCGGCGACATCGCGCGCGTAGCGGTTGGCCCTGTCGACGTAGCTCGCCGGCTTATCCGAGCGCCTTGAACGGGTTGTCTTCATTGCGCTTCGATGCCGATACCCTGGATTTAGCCGCCGGCCCGAGCCCCAATTCAGCGCGCAGCGATTGCGCCCGCTTCATCGCGTCCGATCGCATCGCCACTTCCGGCCGCGGGCGGAACATCGTGTCGCCGGCTGCCGTCGTCGTGGTGTAGGTTCGCCCGAGGTCTTCAATGATGCCGGTGGTGATCTCGACTTCCTCGACGCACGAGGCGTAGTCGGCGATGACGTTTCCCCACTCCAGGCTCAACGTCCCCATGCGCTCCATTGAGGCACAAGTCTCGAAGAAGATCACCGTCGCCCGCTCTGAAAGCCAGTCCGCGGGCTGCGGTGTGCCGACTTCAGCCTGCGGCTCGTCGGGGTTCA